TTTTCAGAGTAAGGTAAAACATGTTAGACAAAATTAAAAAAGCAATGGGTATAAAAGAAAAGCCTGTTGTAAAAGACAAGCCAAAGTCTAAGTCTAAGAAAACAGACAAAGAGATTGCAACTGCGGCAGGTGAACCATATGTTAATGTTATTAGTATGGACATTGATCCAGAGCATATTAACAACGGTGCATTTGAACTAGACTGGAATGAAAAGTTTATTGCTAATCTTGTACGTGCTGGATATCAGATGAAACCCAATGAAGAAGAACACGTAATTGTTGACAGATGGTTCCAAAACGTATGCCGGAATGTTGCACTAGAAACATACGAAAAAGAACAATCTGACCCAGATATCCGTTACACACAAAGCAGAGATCTCGGCAACGGTTATACTGAAGTTAAATGATATTATACACAAATGGCGATTCGCACACTGCGGCCGCAGAATGTGTTAACAATCATGCATTTGCAGAAGACGACAAACAATATTGGATGATGGGCAGAGCTCCACATCCTGATAATATAGCACACAGTTTTTCAAAACTATTAAGCAACAGGTTAAGTATGGGCATGGTATGCGGTGCAGAAAGTGCCAGTTCCAACGATCGTATTATTAGAACAACTAAGCAATGGATGAAAAAGTACAAGGATGAATTGTACCAAACATTTATGCTTATACAGTGGAGTACTTGGGAACGTGAAGAGTGGCTAATAGACGGCACATACTATCAGATTAATGCAAGTGGTACCGACGATGTACCTAAGAGTCATCAGAAGAAGTATAAAGAGTATGTTGCAAACATCGACTGGGAAACAAAAACAAAAGGTGCACACACTAATATTTGGAAGTTTCATAAACTGTTAGAGAAACAGAAGATACCACATATATTCTTTAATGGCAACAATAACTTTAGCAAAATAAAAACAAAGAAGAAATGGGGATCCAGTTACATAGATCCTTATGGCGATACAACTTACGATAAAGTTGTTAGTGCTAAATGTGACACTGTAAGTCCTACTAGTTGGCACTATGGTGCAGACGGACACAGAGTGTGGGCACAATTTTTAACAAAATATATCGTTGACAATAAACTAATCTAGTGTTATAATAAGTGTATTATTAACAAAAGGATTCGTATGAAGTATCTATTGATTGACACTGCTAACATGTTTTTTCGTGCTAGACACGTTGCCTTCCGTGCAAGTGATCCGTGGGAGAAAGTCGGCTATGCACTGCACATAAGCATGGCAGCCATTAACAAAGTAGTAAAGAAGTTTGATGCAGACCATGTTGTGTTTTGTTTAGAAGGACGTAGTTGGCGTAAAGATTACTACAAGCCATATAAGGCCAATCGCACAGAAGCAAGAGCCGCACAGACAGAACGCGAACAAGAAGAAGACAAACTGTTTTGGGAAACATTTGATGACTTTAATCAATACCTACGTGATAAAACAAACTGTAGTGTGTTACGTGACGCTAATGCAGAAGCAGACGATCTTATTGCACGTTGGATTGCACTACATCCTACAGATGAACATATTATTATCAGCAGTGATAGTGACTTCTATCAGTTGATTACAGATAAGGTTACACAGTTTAATGGTATTACAGACAACTTGATTACACTAGAAGGCATATATGATGCTAAAGGCAAACAGGTTATAGACAAGAAAACAAAAGAGCCTAAACTGTTAGGTGATCCTGAATACTTGCTATTTGAAAAGTGTATGAGAGGTGATTCAAGTGACAATGTGTTTAGTGCTTATCCCGGTGTACGTAAGAAAGGTACTAAGAACAAAATAGGCTTGTTAGAAGCATATGCAGATCGACATAGCAAAGGCTATGCTTGGAACAACATGATGCTACAACGTTGGACTGATCATGAGGACAAAGAACATAGAGTGTTAGATGACTACAACAGAAACAAACAGTTGATTGATCTTACAGAACAACCTAAAGAGATTAAAGACAGAGTAGACTTAGAAATTATTAATCAAGTAACCAACAAGGATATTGGACAAGTAGGTTCAAAGTTCCTCAAGTTTTGTGGTAAATACGAGTTGAATCGACTCAGTGAACATGCAGAACAATATGGACGTTGGTTGAATCAAACATATCAAGGAGCATTGATGAATGAGTGAAACTATAGCAAAACCCGTTGTTAACGGCAAGTTCTGGGTTATAAAACAAAATGAGAAAAAGATTGGTTCTGTTGAGAAAGACAATAACGGATACTTTGTTAGTACACAACAAGGCAATGCACGGTTTAAAACAATTAAAAGTCTACATGATGTTACTAGTATTAGGTTTGAAGAGGACCAAGAACGTATTCAATATCCTGAGAATCAAGTAAATAATTTTCCAACAGATTGCAAACCTTACAACGGTGTCTATAATATACATACAAGGCTTCCAATTTATACAAAAGAAAAAAAATCAAGAAGTTGGTATGCCGCTGGATACTATAAGATTACTGTAGGTCGTAGAGAAAAAACTTACTTTTGTCCAAAACTTATCTTGTTAGAAAGATATGGATATTTTGGCCCAGTTAAAACGGTAGATGGCTTCTATTATCAATGAGTGGTTTATATATTAGAAAATTTATTGACCGTGTTGCTCAATGTGAAGCAACAAGTGCAAAGGACTTTGTTTGGAATATGCAAGATGCAAAGCAATTACATAACGACATTACAAAGTTAATGCTTGATCTTAGACTTCTACAATCAAATCCAGAAGCAGTCCCGACAACAATCGAAGTCGATGGTGGAAATTGGTAGTTAACTAAGTAGTTAACCACATTATCTACGCAGTTTATCATAAATAACTGTGGAGATAATAAAATGAGTAGACCAAAACCAACAATATTAGTAGAAGTTACAGACAAAACAACCTACAAAACTGAACAGATTCTTGCTAGTGATGGTATATGGGCAGTGTACTTTAACAACTTGCCAATTAACTTAAAAACATCAAACATGCTAGTACAGTATCCTGGACCAAAATACAAAAAAGTCAGTTTCTCAAACCCAGGACATGCAATCAGTTTAGCAAAAAAACTTAATACACAGTTTAAAACTGATAAGTTTAGTGTTATAAAACTTATTCAGGGTAAACAAGTATACCCAGATGCGGGATAAGAAAAAACTTACTACAACACTTCTTGCACTGCATTGGGATGGTTCAACTGAAAACAAGATTGACCTAAAAACTGCAATGCATTCCTGGTGGTATAACACCAGAGATGGTGGTGGTATGCGTCTTACAAGTACCGGCTTCAAAGTACTCAAAGAGTTAAAATTTGAATACTGGGACTTTATGCTGCCTGCAAATTTTGCACGTAAAAACAAACGTATCATACTTGGACTAGATCGAAAACTACAATTTCCGTACTATTATGGACAGAAACGTTTGAGCTTCTTTGGTAGTCAAGAAGCAATGATGGCAAACCTTACAGGTGACTTAGAATCATGGTTAAACAATAATTTTGGTTAGTTGATCTCGAGCACGATCTTCAATCGACTGCATATAATCATTCATAAGAAAGTCATAGTTACGTTCAGTTTTTTCTTTTGCCGCATCAACATTAAAGTTAGTGCTTGTAAGAGTTTCTAAGTTCAGTTCTATGGCAGCATCTAATCTAAAATCACTATCAATAACATCATAATCGAGATCAAATACATCATCATAGTTTTCAAAACCACGTTCTGCTATTTCTGAATGTATATTCCTATGCCCTATACACATAAACGGATGCTTGGCGGCTATTGCTAGTAAAGTTTTTTCAGTTATAATACCTGGGCCGTCACTGTAGATACTTTCAGTTATAATACTTGCACGTGCAGATTTGTACAGTGCTTTTAACTTTATAAAGTTTGCCACATTGTCAAAGTCATACTTAGCATACGGTGCTTTTACATAGTCGTTATACTTCCTGTGTGTTATAAATCCAAACTTTACGTCTTTGAGTAAATCATAAACTTGATTCCTATGTCTTCTTGGGTATCCATTTAAACACAAGAAGTTGTATTGTTTTTTACTTTTTGTATAAACCGATTTCCATTTACTGTATTGTGCTTTCAGACTCTCAACTAACTCCCAACTATGAGACGGAAACTCTACACAATTTATTAAACCTTGATACTTGTTTCTTAAATCATGATCCCAATGTATGAATACAATTTTATGGTGTGCCTCGAGGTTATAGTAGTTTTCTATTTCAAATAATTCTAAACACGATTCATTGTTATAATAATTACAAAAATCTTGTGCATGTAACACCAGTCGGAAGTTTGGTTTCTTCCATTGTTCGGCTGAAATATTTGGCAAATTTAGTGTCCAGCAACCGTTGCTGGATATTGGTCGTTCTAACATACTAGGAACGAATTCATATTCTAAATCTAGTTCGTTTAGTATTCCGGTAATTTTTTTATTAAATCCGCCCATTGACTCTTTATACTTTCTCTGTTATAATATAATTATATAAAAATTACAGTGAGATATAATAATGCATTTACAGATTAAAGATGTGTCGCTTTATACTAAAATTACTAGTCGACTCAAAAATGGAAGATACTATAGAGATTTTGAACAAGAACGTGCAGGCTTACAACTGCAACAATTTACTGTGCAGAAAACTGCGATAGAACATAGTAAACAAAACAAAGAAGAGATACTTGCACGTGCAAAACATCTAAACATTTCAACAGTTATAATCAGTAACGAAGGTATGCAATTTTTAGGACACTCTGGTGTAACCACACAAGAAATTCTAACTGATACACAAATTGACGGACTGCTCGAAGGCAGTGAGAACAAGTGGAACAGTGCTAGATGGAATACAATTGAAAACGATGAAGGCTATCAAGTACTTGACTTTAACTGCAACTACGATATGAATCTTGTGCTTAATGCAGACGTTGGATTTTATGTTGATGGTGTAAAGGTTAAAAACAGGAATGATCAAATAACTAAACTTTGGAATTACGGTTATCCTGCTAAACGTGGCAGACCAGTTAGAGTCGGCAGTCTAGGTCATAGTGGTAGTAAGGAAGAGATACAAGAACTTGTAAACTGGGTTAACAAGCTGCGTATGAAAAGAACTGGCAGTGAAATAGCTCATAAAGTCGGCGCAATCTATAATACTTTAAGCAGGCATTATTCATGGCCTGAGCATTGGTAGTACTAGATATATGATCTTTACACTTAAACCGCATGATGAAACAACTATCCAACCTTTACTGCTAGAACTATTTAAGACAGATATTTTATTTTTAACTTATAGAGAAATAGATGGTATAAACCACGACAGTTGGCTTATTGTAAAATCAGAAATTACACAGTTTGTCTCAGAAAATAATATAAAATTAATAATCATTGATAGCACAGGAGATCCTTGCCTACTTGATAATAGAATGGGCGGATACTGTCCAAGTTATCTTGATATGCATTCTGACCTAAAAAAAATATGCAAGTCAATTATTATATCAGAAGACTTCTCATACTATTACAAACCTGTTGAAGATATTTTTTATTTTCCTCTTGGCCTATGGCTTCCAAGCATACGTGGATTCCACAAATACTACGAGTTCCAAGACACAGTATACGATACTGACTTAGAAAAAACACATCCATTGATGTGTTTAAATCGCAATCTTGTGTGGCATAGAATCTATATGCTAATGTTAATGTATAATAAATCCTGGATTGATAAAGTAGATTTTAGTTTCATACTCCCAATGGGAAATCGATTAGAAAATAAGCACGTTATATCAAAGTATATTACAGAAGAAGAAAAACAAGTAATTAGGTTAATACCAACTCCTATATTCCTTGATTATGAAAGAGATATTCCAATTTGGAATATTGCTACAGATTGTACCGGTGGTGCAACAAGTGTGAACGGTATCGCATATACTCGTAATGCAATTAACCTTGTGACTGAGACAAGTTTAACAGATGGCACAGTGCTAACTGAAAAAACTGCAAAGGCAATAATGGCATACCAAATTCCTATCTTGGTAACCAATCTGGGTGCAAACCAATTCTTAGAAGATATAGGAATAGATATGTTTAGCGACTATGTTCCGTGGCAAACATGGGACCAAATTAAAGATCACAAAGAACGTATGCAAAAAATAGTAGACTTTGTTGATACAATAATGCAAGATACTGATGCAATAATGAAAAAACATAAAGAACTACATCCAAGATTAATAAAAAACAAAGAACTCTTTCACAGTGATGAATTTAGTAATCTGTTAATCAAGCAACTTGGTTGACAAAAATGTGTATTAGTAGTATACTATAAATATATATTAATAAGGAGAATACAATGGCCCTAATTATACTCGCAATACTTTTTTCAATAGGCAATCAAGACTTTCATCAAGCAGTGAAAGAACAAACCGCCGCAGGCTACAAATGGCATGAACTAAAAGAATGTCGTGTTGTAACAACAGGAATACCAGCACTTACGATAGATAGTGTTAAAGGCAAAAGAGTTTGCTACAAACTTGCACTGACAGCCGAAGAAGTAAAATAATTTGATAGAATGGTTTATAATTGCATTTATAACTTTTGCAGATACAGATCAAATTAAAGTAAAGCTCATGCAAGAAGGTTTTGACACACGAGCTTCTTGTTTAAAATACCTAAAACACACGCCTAGTGTTATAAACGACATACAGTTAATGGAACCACATAACAATGGCATGTGGTTTCAGTGTTTAGATACCAATCAAGTTAAAGAATATGCAATCCAACAGCAGGCAATCTAATCACTCGTAAGTCCAGTAGTTAATCTGTAAGCAACGTCTCACTGTTGGGAAATGTATCAACGGATAGTCGTGTAAACTATGCTCTCCTGCTACAAAGAAAAAACATCTATTGTCTTTGCTTTCTACTCTAGTTCCATCA